CCTCGGTGTAACGCACAGGCCGTTTTACAGGGTCCCCCTATCAAAAGCAGGTGAAAAATGCAGTGACAAAGCAAGATTTGACCAAAGATGAAAGGGTCAAGAAGGAAGAACGGAGATTAAACCGGATCTTCCGGGGAATTGACCCGAACAAACGGAACGTCGTCTCCGGACTGGTCCAGCGCGCTGCCCATCTGAGGGTTACGCTCGACGATCTGGCTGCCGACCTGGACGAAAACGGATACACCGAGATGTTCCAGCAAGGGAAAGACAACCCGCCGTATGAACGGAAGCGTCCTGCTGCCGATTTGTATACAACCATGAACGCTTTGTACCAGAAGGTCACGAAGCAGCTTACCGATCTGCTCCCCAAGGAAACCACGACCACGGCAGCATCCGGTAAGACAGGAGAACAGAGCCTGTTCGAGTCGTTTGTCAATGGCAGAGATGATTAAGTACCCGGATGACTATGATCCGATCCGGGAATACTGGGAAAAGATCCAAAGCGGGGAAGAAGTGGTCAGTGAGAAGATCCGGAAGACCTACCAGAAGCTGGTATGGGATCTGGATCATCCGGATGAGTATTTTTACAGCCCCAGACGGGGCAATCACATAATCGAGTTCGCAGAAAACTTCTGCCGGCACAGCAAAGGTAAATGCGGCGGGCAGAGGGTCGTCCTGGAACTTTGGGAAAAGGCGCTGCTCGCAGCAGTCTTCGGTTTCGTTGATATCGAAGGAAACCGGAAATACCAGGAAGCGATCCTGATCGTCGGGAAAAAGAACGGTAAGTCGCTCCTGGCATCCATTGTCGGACTGTATATGCTCTGTGCCGACAGCGAACCGGGTCCTGAAGTCGCAGCAGTGGCGACGAAAAAAGACCAGGCGAAAATCATCTGGCTCGAAGCAAAGCGGATGGTGCAGAAGTCGCCGGTACTATTGAAATACATCAAGCCGCTTGTCGGTGAACTTGACGCTGGCTTCTGTGATGGAACGTTCAAGCCTTTGTCTTCCGACAGCAACACGTTGGACGGACTGAACATCCACTGCGGACTGATGGATGAGGTACACCAGTGGCGAAGCGGTAAGGCTTTGTACGATATCATCGCGGACGGCATCACGGCAAGGGAACAGCCGCTGATTTTTATCACATCCACTGCCGGCACGATCCGGGAAGACATCTACGACCAGAAATATGATGAGGCAAAGCGCATCATCGACGGTTATTTCGATCCGACCGGATACCGGGACGATCGTGTGATCGCGTTTATTTATGAACTCGACCGCCGCGCGGAGTGGATGGAAGAGTCCTGCTGGAAAAAAGCAAACCCCGGCCTGGGAACAATCAAGAAGTACCAGACCTTAAAAGAAAAAGTGGAAAGAGCTAAAAAGAACCCGTTACTGGTGAAAAACCTTGTCTGCAAAGAGTTCAACATCCCCGAGACAACGTCCGAGGCATGGCTGACTGCAGAACAGGCGATCAATCCGGCACACTTTGATCTTGCGGAGCTGCATCCAAGATATGGAATAGGTGGAACCGATTTATCGAAGACCACGGACCTTACTGCCGCTAAAGTTATCTTCCGTGTGCCGGATGACGATCGTATCTATGTCCTGCAGATGTACTGGATGCCTGAGGATCTGGTCGACCAGAGAGTCCGGGAAGACCATATCCCGTACGACGTGTGGATCGAACGAGGATTCATGCGGACCTGCAAAGGAAACCAGATAAGCTATCACGATGTGACATCGTGGTTCCTCGAGATCCAGGAGACCTATGACATATACCTGTTCAAGGTCGGGTATGACTCATGGTCCGCCAGGTATTGGATCGAGGAAATGGAAGCGACATTCGGCAAGAGCATCATGGTCCCGGTGATCCAGGGCGTGAAGACCTTTTCCGGGCCGACGAAGTCGCTCGGCGCTGACCTGACCGCAAAGAAGATCGTGTACAATGACAACCCGATCGACAAGTGGTGCCTGTTCAACACGGCGGTTGAAACGGATAAGAACGACAACATCAGACCGGTGAAGACATCCGTGCCGACACGAAGGATCGACGGAACGATGGCGCTGCTGGATGCCTACATCGCATATCAGGAGCATCTTAGTGAGTATCTAAGCATTATATAGAGGAGTAAGACATGGGATTATTTGACCGGTTCCGTGGGCGGGAACCAACAAACGAAACGGTGTCAAGGCCGACGCCCGGCAGCATGGTGTCCATGATCACGACATGGGGTGATTACTATTACTCCTACGACGGTCAGCTGTACCGGTCTGACATCGTCAGGTCATGTATAAGGCCGTATTCTCAAGCGATCGGGAAGCTGGTCGCAAAGCACATTCGGGACGACCCGAAGAACGGGATGCAGATCAATCCTAAACCGTACATCGAAATGCTGCTGCGTTACCCGAACCCGAACATGACGGCCCAGCAGTTTCAGGAGAAGATGGCAGTCCAGCTGATGCTGAACAACAACGCTTTCGCCCTCCTGATCCGGGATCCCAACGGTCTGCCGATGCAGATGTACCCGATCACGTGTACTGCTGCCGAGGCGCTGTATGACAGACAGAACAACCTGGTCATCAAGTTCACCTGCAAGAACGGCAAGGTCATGGCGTTTTACTACTCCGACCTGATCCACCTGAGGCGTGATTTTAATGACGATGAGGTGTTCGGATCCGCGCCGGGTGCCGCGCTCGCACAGCTGATGGAGTGTGTCGGAGTTATTGATCAGGGCATCGTCAAAGCGATTAAGAACAGTTCGATCATCAGATGGCTGCTGCGGTTCAACCAGTCGATGCGTCCGGAAGACATCAAGCGGAATACGCAGGAGTTCGTCAACAACTACCTGTCGTACGAGTCGGAGAGCTTCGGTGCGGCAGGTGTTGACGCCAAGGTGGATGCGACACAGATTGAACCGAAGGATTACGTACCGAACGCAGCAGTGTCGGACAAGATCAACGACAGGATCTATTCGTTCTTCAACACGAACAAAGCGATCGTCCAGTCATCCTACAATGAAAATGAATGGACTGCCTATTATGAGGCGGAAATCGAACCGTTCGTGATCCAGTACGGAGAAGTCCTGACCGCGAGGATCTTTACACGGAAGGAAATCAGCTTCGGTAACCGGATCGTCTGTGAGGCAAGCAACCTGCAGACCGCATCCATGCAGACCAAGCTACAGCTTGTGCAGTTCCTTGACCGTGGGATCATGAACGCGAACGAGATTAGGGCTGTCCTGAACCTCCCGCCGATCCCGGGCGGCGACGTTTATGTCCGGAGGCTCGATACTGCACCAATAAGCAGCGAAGGAGGTGAGAACGATGAAGCACAATATTGATATCAAGGGAAGAATCGTCCCGAATGACTATGCATGGTATTTCGACTATACCGGGGAAGACTACACCACGCCGAAAATGGTGTCTGACGTACTGGCGCAGGCATCCGCAGGCGATGAGATAGCGGTGTACATCAACTCACCGGGCGGCTCGATTGATGCAGGGTCGGAGATCTATTCCATGATCCGAGAGGCAACCGCTGACAAGAACGTCAAGATCTACGTCACCGGGCAGGCATGTTCGATGGCATCCGTGATCGCATGTGCGGGTTACTGCCTGATGGCTCCTACGGCGCTGATGATGGTTCATTGCGTATCGTCAGGCGTGATCGGAAACCATAACGATATGGAAAAAATGGCGGAGACGCTGAGGGCGGCAGACCATGCGCTTGTCACTGCGTATGTTGCGAAGACAGGCAAAACGGAAGAGGAAGCCCTCGAGCTGATGGAAAACGAAACGTGGTTTACCGCGAAGGAAGCCAAAGCAATCGGGCTGGTCGATGAGATCATGTTCGATGAGGCTCTGCCGATGGTGGCATCTTCCGGGTTCATGCTTCCGACAGAAGAACAGATGCAGGAAGCCCGCAGGGCAATCCGCCAGAAACTGATTGACTCAGTAGCTTCAGCACACGACAACGTGAGCTGTTAATTAATAAGTACCGGCACGCATTTGAGCGTGTCGCTGACCATTAAAAACTACATGGAGGACTACAAATGAAATACGAAGAGTATCTCGCAAAGAGGAACGCTCTGAACGAAGAGCTGACCGCAATGATTGACGCTCCGGAAGACGAGTTCCAGGCTAAAATGGCTGAGATCGAGAATCTGGACGCAAGCTGGGATGTAACAGCGCAGAGAATGGCTGACATCCGTGCACTGTCTGACAATCAGCGCACCATTAACGTACAGGACGTTAAGGGCGTAGAGGTTCAGGACGGCGTTATTACTGCTCAGATGAGCTTTGTTTCCGATGTTGAGGATGCAAAGTCTGACAGCTACACCAACGCTTGGGCAAAGAGCCTGATGGGTCTTGACCTGACTGCTGATGAAAGAGCAACCATGCAGAAAGTTAATTCTGCACTGACCACACTGACCACCGGAGTCGTGATCCCGGAAACAGTCGCACAGTCGATCTGGGACGGCATCGCGAAACAGTATCCGCTGTGGGCTGATGTAACTAAGACTTATGTCAAAGGTGACTACACTGTACCGCTTTCCACCGCATCCAGCGACGCTGCATGGTACGACGAAGCAACCAATACCGCTGACGGTTCCGA